TAATTTTGGAAAAGTATCAGGAGAACTTGGTCTTCATTGGCTCGACACGCTTGAAATCCGAGTTGAACCAAAGGACTTAAAAGATTCCTTTATAGATTTTTACACTGAGTGCACACGACACAGGATTCCACCATTAATGGCAGCGATAGAGAAGAAGTCTACTGGCGTTACCTTGGTTAGTATTCTAAAAGAATTGCGCGGGATAACAATACGAGAAATAGAGAGAACGAGAGCTAGCGGTAGTAAGACACAAAGATTTCTTGAGATTCAGCCTTATGTGGCTTCAAAGCTAATATCTTTTACAAGAGACGCTAAACATAAAGACCATTGCATAAAGCATATGATATCGATAACAGCTAATGATAGTCATCGTCACGACGATATTGCAGATACTTTTGCTGATGCAGTACGACTGGCGCTTATAGACAAGACAGTATATAGTATCAATAAGACAGATAACACACGAAGTGAAATATTGAGCAAGTTGAATAGCAAATTCAATGAGCGATTAACAGCAGGGAACGCTAAAAACTATGGAAGTCGCAAAGAGATATTCTGACCGTATTACCGACCTAAAAAAGACTGTTGAAGAAGCTCAAGAATACTTCTCTCACAATGTCGAACGATTTAACGAGTTCATGCTTTTTGTCTTTAAGACATCCATGAGCCAAAAAGATGTTGCTGCCTTACAAACAACCGGTAAGCCAACAATAGAATTTAATATACTCGAAGCTTATATTTCAAGATTAAGAGGCGAGTTTGCTACACAGCAACCGGCGCTAAACGTTAGAGCTGCCGATGGCGTGCCTCTTTCTTCCCTCACTCCAGAATTTGTTCACACACTAAAAGTTATAGAAGGATATTTATCTGCAATTTTATCAGAATCTGCTGATGATATGCTCGCATATAATGTATATACTGATTTGTTGGCTGGTGGATTCTCAGTCGTAAAAGTAATGACAGAATACATTAATGAAATGTCATTTGAGCAAAATATTTGTTTTACACGTGTCTTTGACCCAACCTTATGTTTTTTTGACCCTCTAGCAAGGGATTCTCATAAAGGAGATGGTCGATATTGTGGTGAACTTTCACCAATGACACGTAAAGCGTTCGAGGAGTCATATGGCAAGGATGCCACTCAAAAGATGACCTTTACTAGAGAATTATCTGGGTTTAGTTGGTCATTTAAAAATGAGTCGGAAGATATAGTATTGGTTTGTGACTTTTATGAAAAGAAATGCAAAAGAGAAAAGATTGTTAAACTTTCAAACGGGCATGTTGTAACAGAAAAGCAATACAAAAAATTCATGAAAATATGGGAAGAAGAAGCTCATATTGAGCAGCCTCCAATCCCAGTTGGTGAACCAAGAATGACTACATTAGAAACTATATGTAGGTATCGCTTCTGTGAATCCATGGTGCTAGAATATGTCGAAACGGATTTTAAGCACCTCCCTTTAGTCTTTGTTGATGGTAATTCTGTAAGTATAACTGAATCTGGTTCTACAGCTCAGATGACAAGACCTTATGTATACCACGGTAAAGGTATACAGATGCTGAAGAATTTCGCAGGGCAGAGTTTAGGGAATGAATTAGAAAATACTATACAGCATAAATTTATTGTTGCCGCAGAATCCATACCAACGCAATACCAATCTGCTTACCAAAACGTACAAAAAGCAGACGTTCTTATTTATAATAATTTCCTTGACAGTCGCAGTCCAGATGTACAACTCCCTCCCCCTCGCGAGGTTAACCGTACTCCAATTCCCCCCGAAATTAGTCAGACGTTTAGAATGTCAGATGAAATGACACAAGCTATCTTAGGATCATATGATGGGGCTGCTGGAATAAACAGAGACAACATGTCAGGAATTGCATTCTCTAGGTCAGCAATACAAAGCAACACGTCATCAAAACCGTATATTGTAGGATTCATTAAAGCTCTTAATAGAGTTGCGCAAATCATTGTAGATTTGATACCAAAATATTATAGAACACCTAGAACACTACCAATTATGAAGCCAGATGGTAAGCGTTCGCATGTAGAGATAAACAAAAAAGGTTCTATCTACATGAATTATGACCCTAACTGTTTAGAGGTTAAGGTTGAAGCTGGTGTTAACTTTGCAACACAGAAAGAAATAGCCCTCAATACTATAATAAGCCTAATGCAAGCTTCCCCTCTTTTTGGTCAATTTATGAACGAGCATGGGCTGCAAATCCTACTAGACAATATAGAGATTAGGGGAATTGAGGGTCTAAAAGAGAAAGCAGTAGAATTTGAACAGCAATTAGCACAAAATAGACAGCAACAAGAACAACAGCAAGCGCAACAATCTCAAGCGCAAATTGAACAGATGCAACAGCAAGCGCAAATTGAACAACAACGCATACAGATTGAAATGGCTCAAGCTCAACGTTCATTACAGACTCCGAGTATTGAGCAGCTTGGCTTAATGTCTATACAAGAAAAAGCTAAATTGGATGCTGCAAATGTGGCTCTTAAAGAACGAGATTCAGAAGCTAAATTTATGGAAGTAATGGCCAAGATTCAGATGCAGGGACTAGAATTAGATCAAAAGGCGGCACAGCAGGATGCTGAAACGGCTCGTGAAGTCATAAAGGATTTAACTGAGATGAGCAACACTTTCGAAAGAATAAATAAGGAGAGACATGATGAAAGGTAAAAAGAATTTTATAAAGGATGCTATAAAAAAACCAGGCGCACTACGTAAAGCGTTGCATGTAAAAAAAGGTGAAGATATATCTGAAGCTAAGCTAGAAAAGGCCGAGAGAAGCAAGAGCCCGTTGATGCGTCGTAGAGCAAATCTCGCCGAAACTTTGAAACATTTAAAAAAATGATGAAACACTAAAACAAATGATGTACAATATTTGTTTTGGAGTTTTATTATGTTGTGTGTTGTATGTTGTATTGATATTGGTGATACTCATAAATATAAAAAATATTGTTCTGTAATTTGTAGAAATAAAGCTGCTTATGCAAAAACTATATCTAATAGTAAGATTTGTAATTTTTGTAATGTGAGTTTTTTAGGGTTTATTAAGCAAAAATTTTGCAGTCATAAGTGTTCTTATGACTCTCGTGCTGATGTTATGAATAAATATTATCAATCAAAAAGAAAATATCCAAAGATAGAAGGTTTAAATAGATGTCAGATATATAGAAAGTTTAACCCAGCTAAAGGACGAGAAGAATTATCAAAAGATAATATGAAACGAGTTATAGTTATTCAAGCTCTCGGTGGCTGTTGTAAAACATGCGGATATACAGATGATATTCGTGCTCTTCAGTTAGATCATATTAATGATGATGGATATGAAGATAGGCGAGGAAAGGGAAAAATTGGGAAAATATATAGATATTATGTTAACAAACTGGATGAGGCAAAAGATATTTTACAAGTCCTTTGTGCAAATTGCCATGCGATAAAAACAAGTATATCTAGAGAGATCTCAAAAAAGAAAGCGAAAGAATATAAGGACAGAAAAAATGCCTCTAATTAAGGGACCCAAAGCTAGGTCAAAACCAGCAATTGCTGCCAATATAAAAGCAGAAGAGAAAACGAAACCAAGACGTCAGGCAATAGCCATCGCTCTGAGTCTTGCTGGAAAGTCTAAAAAGAAATCAAAATCTTATTAGTGAATACATTTTGGATATATAGCTCAGATAGTAGAGCAAGCGGCACATCGCGAGGTCCTTGGTGCAAGTCCAAGTATATCCATTTATTTTTAATAGACATATATACACTTATTTAAAATAGTGCCATACTTAAATCGATATATTTTTTCCATATGTATATCCTTTACCCCGCTTCTTGATGCATGAGGCGGGGGTTTTAAAAGAAAGTTGACTTTATGTTTGTCTGCGAGTAAACTGAATTATAGAATTAGTGCACGGGCACTATAAAACCGGTCTCACTTTTCCAGGTTTAGGTAAAATCTGGCGAACTCATCGTAAGAGGTCTTAACCGCGGTCACACGGGCAATAGTGCAAAGAAAATGGAAGGTATTGTAAATGGATGAACTGAATATGAGCGGAGCTCAGCCGGACCAAATTGAACCGCCTATGCAACAACAGAAAATGTTGTCGCAGGACGAGGTCAATTCGCTAGTTGCACGAGAAAAGCAAAATGCGGCCGCCAGAGCTAGACAAGAAGTTGAAAGGGAGTATCAACAAAAGGCAATGCAAGCGCAGCAACAGCAGCAAATGCAGAGTCAACAACAAGAGCAACAAAGGATGTCACAAGGCCCCTCTGAAGCCGATGCAGATGCTATCTATCAACAAGTTCAAGAACGCTTTAATAAAGAGATGCAAGAACGTCAATTTCAACAAGAAATGGCTAATGTTGCAAATTCTTATCATGCGAAAATGGACTATAGTCGAAAATCTTACGATGATTTTGATGAAATAACGGGCAAATTTGATCCAGTAGCTTTCCCACAACTCGTCTACTTAGTTAGCGGTATGGAGAATGCAGGGGATATTATTTATGATTTAAGTAAAAACCCTCAAAAACTCGTTACTTTAAATTCATTGGCACAAAGCTCACCTCAGTTTGCACAAGCAGAATTGTTAAAGTTGTCTCAGTCTATATCGCAAAATAATAATGCGAGAACTGAAGCAGACCAATACTCAACTTCTGCTCCGCTAAATCCATTACAACCTTCCCGAGTATCTGGGAGCAATGGAAAGCTGACCGTGAGAGACTTAAGAGACATGCCTTGGCTTAAAGGTTAATCTCGTCTTGATGTAGGTAAGTAGATTGCTCCTTTGTTTTAACAAAGGGAGATTGAAATGCCTACAAATATCTTGCAACAGGTTATTACCTATAATGAATCTAACCTTGCGCTTTTACTTAACTCGTTCTGTTTTTTAAGCACATCAAACAAAAAGTTTGTTGGCTTTAATGATGCTATCCCAAAAAACTTGGGTGACACTGTATCATTTGATTTGCCACCACGTTTTACCACAACGAACTCACTGGTTGTAACATTCCAGCCTGCAGTTCAGCGTGTACAAAACTTAACGGTAGATCAACAAGCTTCAACTGCTTATGAGTTTACTGCCCAACAATTTATTTTCAACGTTCGTGACTATATGCCGAAATTCGGTAAATCAGCTACTGCTGAGCTTGGTACACAAGTTGAAGCTAATGTTGCTCAATTAGCTGAGACCAATACTTTTAGGTTCTACGGCGATGGAATAAATCCTATTAACAGCTATCTTCAGTTAGCCAACGCACTAAGTTTTTTCCGTAATTTTGGCGCAGTTCAAACAGATACAAAAGGTTACCTATCAGATTTAACCTTCCCTCTAATTGTTAACTCAGGCTTAAACCAGTTCACGATGGAACGTGGTAACCGAGAAGCAATGTCATGGGAAATTGGTGATTTTAGTAAGTGTGAATGGTATCAATCCAATCTGCTTAAAACTCACCTTGCAGGAACAGAAGGAAACGCTGGCTCTACATTGACAGTTGTATCAACTACACTAGACGCTAATGGCGCTGTTATTGCTATTACATTTAGCGGAACTAATGCTGCTACTGATGCAAACTCAATTAAAAAGTATGACAAGTTCCAATTTAGTGATGGTGTTTCTGGAAAAGCAAATCTTAGATTTTTAACATTCATTGGTCATAAACAGTCACAATCTCCTGTACAGTTTAGAGCTACAGCTGACGCTGCTTCTACTGGTGGTTCTCAAGTAACGGTAAATATTTATCCTCCGCTACAAGCAAACTCAGGACAAGACCAAAACTTGAACACGCCAATCGTAGCAGGTATGCAGGTAACTGTTCTTCCTGACCACAGATGTGGTTTGATTATGTCTGGCAACCCATTGTTCTTAGCTATGCCTAGACTACCTGAAGAAGTTCCATTCCCAACTTCAGTTGCGATGGATCCTGATTCAGGAGCTAGTATACGTCAGTACTACGGTTCGCTCTTCGGTCAAAACCAACGTGGAATGGTTCATGACGTTATTTGGGGAAGTACTCTAGTTGACGAATATGCAATGATGGTAGCTTTGCCTATATAAGAAATTTGCGACGCAAATGCAGCGCAAATGCGTCGCAATGTTTAAAGATTTAAAGGAGATAAAAAATGTCGGTGAATACCCCAATCGTAAATGCTCGCGTTAAATACGTGAATGGATTAGAGATTGCTTATGCCACAACAACCACGTTTACGATGGCTGCTGGTGCTGCAAGCAATTCTACTAATATAGATGATATAGTTTTAAGTGCCCCTGTTACCAATACAATTACCTCTGTTGGTGTGAATGGTGTGGACATTGCAGCTGCTGTATTAAGCAGTTTTTATGCCGTGTATGTAATCGGTGATTCTACTGGCTACAAAGCAACCGCAAGCTTGTTATCTTTAAGTGCAACAGCCCCTTCTTTGCCTTTTGGATATGACATGTTTCGTCGTGTTGGTTATGTATTAACTGATGGTTCTGCTCTTTTAGTTAAGTTCTGGCAATATGGACATGCTAGTTCAAAAGATATGTGGTATGACACTGGTATTGCAACACCTGCAATTACTACATCAACAACCTATGTATCTCAGTCATTAGCAGCAGGTATTCCTCCATCCTTAGTATGTGAGGCATATTTAAAAGTTGATTACACAGCAAATAGCGCTACTAATATTGCTACGTTTGCGCCATATGGATCAACTGCTTCAGTTGGCATGATTGTGTTTGGTTATGGTGTGGCAGCAGCTCAGCAAGGTATGGTAACAGTTCCAACAGCGCTTAACTCTACTGCTCCAAGTATTACCCATAAAGAAACATCAGCTAGTGATGCTCTTGTGATACTAGTAGCCGGTTATCAAGATAGTTTAGCGTAATAAACTAAAGGAGAACCCCAATATGGCATATACAACCAATGAGCTCATAGCAGGTGCTTTTTATGCATCCGGCGTGGTTTCGCGCGAATTTGAGACGGTTAGTGGACAACAAATTGGGGATGGCCTTAGTTGGCTAAATGATATATTGACTGAGAAAACAGTTGATGATGGGATGGTTCCATATGAATCAACCTATTCATTTACTGCGGTTCCAGGACAAGAAATATATTCCATACCAGATTTAATTTCGATTGATACCTTGGTTTTCTTTAAGCAGTCTGTACGTTTTAGTATGTCATATACAAAGCGGAATGCTTATTTTGGATCTAACCGTGTTGAAAGCATTAGAAGTTTGCCATACCAGTGGTATTTTGAGCGAAAGTTTGGTGGTGGCAATCTATATATATATTTTACGGCCGATCAGAATTATCCGATGGAGCTTCATGGGACATTTAGGTTAGCTGAAGTTGCATTGAATCAAGATTTAAGTTTGACGATTGATAAGTTTTATACGACTTATCTGAGATATGCTTTAGCAGATAGAATTTGCTCAGAATACAATTATGTTACGCCTCCAAATGTGGTGAAACAACTTGGGAAATATGAAGGTTGGATAGATAAGAAATCTAAACTTATTGACCTTCAACTAGAAAAAGCTTCATCTCTTCAAGGAAGCAATGCTACCTATAGTTGGGCTTGGATCAACTTGGGTCGCGGATTCCTTCCTTAGTTTAATTTGCTGTATTATACAGATTATTTGGAGTTTTAGTGGGAACAGAATTATCAACACAAGAAGCTGTTAATGTAGTTGGAAGCTCCAAATTCGGCGTGTGGCCAAAAATCAACTTAGAAAAAACATACAATATGTATATTTCTGACCAGTGGATGATTTCTTTCCCTGGCTATAAGAAGGTTGCTAATCCGGCTGCATCTGGAGAAGGGAGAGCTATATTCCGTTCAGTTCGTGGTGGATTTCTAGTAGCTGTTATTGGATCTGGAGTATATAGACTTAATTCTAATCTTGCGCCTATATTTATAGGAAATATTTCTACTATTAATGGAGAGGTTTTCATAGATGAGAATCTAAACGGTCAAATTTGTTTAGTAGATGGAACCAATGCCTATGTATATTATTATCCTGGTGGAACGCTTACTCTTCAAGACCTAAGAGATGAGAATAATGTAGCAATTATTCCAAATTATGTTTCATATCATAACTCATTCTTTTTGATATCTTCAGCTAAAAGTAGCCCACAAAATGAACGATGGTTCGTTTTTGAATTTGCCAGCAATACAACAATAACTATTTTATCGGAACAATCTATCTCTACGAAACCAGATAGAGCTATTGCCGTTAAACGAATACCAGGAAGAGGTAATAACGTTATTGTTCTTGGAGAGTCTGTAGCTGAAATATGGACTTTTATTGGCGCAGAGCCTATTGGTGGTATTGATAGAATCTATACTAGAGTGTCATCCTATAATATAGATAATGGGTGTATATCGGTTTCTACTATAGCAGCCGGTGAAGATACAATTGCCTGGTTAGCAGTCAATGAAGCCAACTCTCCTGTAATTATGGTTACAAATGGCGCAGAAACCAAACAGATATCTACTGATGGAATAGACCATCTAATGGAGAGCATTAAGTTCCCAGAACAATCTACAGCATTCTTTTTTAGGCAGAATGGCCATTTATTCTATCAGTTAACATTTTTTAATCCAGTTGATAATCTTACTTTGATGCACGACTTCACAAGTAATCAATTTTTTCATTTGTCAGATGAGAATCTAAATTTTCATATAGCAAGAGACATTGTTTATTTTAATGAGAAATCATACTTAATTTCCTTAAGAGATGCGTCGATATATGAAATTGGAGATGAGTTTAATACCTATGATTACTCTACGCTTCCAGATTCCATAGGTGAAGAAATTCCAAGGATAAGGATATGTAAGACAATAAGAAAAGAAGATAGTTCTACCTTTAGATGTGGAATGTTTACATTTTGGATAGAACAAGGTGTTACAACTTACACATTTAGTGATGGTTGCGATGGAGTCTTGATAACTGAGATAACAGAAGATGATATTGTTAGTGAATCTGGAATTACAATGTTAAGTGAAACAGGTTCTTGTACATTAGATAACAATAGGCCTAGAGTTGATATGTCTATTTCAAAAAATGGAAACCAATCATTTAGTAATGTTGTAGGCAGGGATTTAAATGAGATGTCTCACTTTAGAAACCAAATTAGATGGCATAGAATCGGTCAAGCAAATGAATTAACAATACAGTTAAGGTTTTGGGGTTTGAATAGGTTTGTTGTTGCAGATGGTGTTGCTAGTATATACTAGATGGTATAATAACTACTTTAATAGGGGTAGTTATGAGAGAAATGCATAAAAGTTTGGAGAAAGAGTGCCTTCATTGCAAAGTAAAAATAAGGGTGTATGTATCAGATATTAAAAGGGGAGGAGGCAAATACTGTTCTCCTTCTTGTAGTGGCAAGCATTCTATAGAAATTAGACGAAAAAAATTAGAAGGAAGCCCATCAGAAAGATTTTTCAATAATATTATAAAATCTGATGATGATAAAGGATGTTGGATTTGGGTTGGACTTGCAAGCAAGCAAGGATACGGAAGAATGACAATAAAAAAGAAGCAAAAATTAGCACATAGATATTCTTGGGAATTTCATTTTGGGGAAATACCAGAAAAAATGTTTATATGTCATAAATGTGATAATCCACCTTGCGTTAATCCTGCTCATTTGTTTGTAGGAAACAGATCAGATAATGCAAAAGATATGGTTAGTAAAAATAGAAATAGAGATGATAGAGGCTCTAATCATCCAATGGCAAAATTAAATGAAGAAAAAGTTATTAAAATAAGAGAAAGAATAAATTCTGGAGAAGTTCAGAAAGATTTAGCGAAAGAATACAATGTTAGCCCTATGACAATAAGCATGATAAAAAGAAGAATTAATTGGAATAATATTTAATGGCAACTACACAAATACCAAGTCTGCCACCTTTTTTCAATATGCGTTATACTGATGAGAATGGCGATTTAACTGTGAATGCACAGTTATATAATGACTTAACTTACCAAGTTTTAACGCAGGTGGTTGATTACTTTAATACTGGATTGCAATTACCGAGAAAAACAACAGCAGAAATAACAGTATATTTAAATGATATAAACATTCCATTAGGAACATTGTGGTTTAACACAGATTTAGTCAAGTTGCAGTTTAAATCTGCACCTGCAACAGTACAGACAGTAACAAGCACTTAAAAGGATTTTATTATGTGGCCATTTAGCAATCAAAAGAACCCTCAAAATGAAGCGAATAAGTATTTAGATCAGATTGGTCCAATGCTTACACAGAATTACGACCCTTATTTACAGGCCGGACGAGATCCCGCTGCTATGCAAGCGAAATTAATGAGTGGATTTGAACAAAACCCTGGTCAAAGAATGGCAATGGACCAAGCTTTGAAGCAACAAAGAGCATATGCCGGCGGTCAAGGTATGATGGGAACATCCAGCCAGCAATTAGGCGCTGGTAGATTAGCTGCTGCTCTTCAAAATGACAATATGCAACAGTACTACAATAATAATAGAGACCTATTTAATACTGGATTAGGAGCTACTCAATCTTACACTGGTGATATGTCTAATCTATTAGGAACTCAAGGTCAGTTAGGATATAACCAAGCCAGAGAAGACAATACAGGATGGAATGATATTCTCCAGGGTATTTTACAAGGCGCTGCTGGTGCAGGTATGGGTTATATGACCGGAGGAGCTCCTGGAGCAATAGCTGGAGGATTGGGTGGATTATCTGGTGGAATGTCTCAAAACAAGAATAGTTGGGATGTAAATAAATTTGGACAAAATATGAACAATTCCAAATATGGTGGATTTGCATCTAATCAACAAAATCAGCAAGGACAACAGCAACCTCCTATGCAACAAGCGCAATCTCCGCTTTATTATCCTCAAGCTTCACCATTTTGGAGATAGAAAATGCCATTTCAACCAATTAACTTTGCAAACATAGCTCCAATAGGGAAACCCTGGGCACGAAACTTTGCCGATAATTTAAGGCAAGGATTTGAGATGGGTAATCTTCCTCAGAAATTGATGGGAGAGAAGGAGCAACAGGCGCTCATGAATGCTTTTAATAGAGAAAGAGTGCAGCAAGCCCAAGCCGAAACTCCTTTTGCTGGACAAAATGCGCAGAATAATGCCTCTATCCTTCAAAACACGGCTAATTTTGCTCCTCAAATGTCTCAAGCTGATATTTCTCATCGTATGGCGCAGGCTAAATCAGCTGAACAACAAGCAAATATGCCTTTTGGTGGTCAATTAAGCGGAGTCGCCAGAGAGGCTTTTGGATTGGAGCTTCTAAAACAACAATACGGACCTGAAAGTGAGGTCTATAAAAATGCTTTAAGAAGATATCAGGCTGATTTGCAGCAATCAGATGTGCTTAACCAATATAGACAAGCATTAAGCGGGACCGCTGAAAAGAGAGCGTCTACAACTTTAGGTAAAACTGAAAGAGAAATAGAAGACATTTATAATAGACAAGATTTATCACTAGAAGCTAAAGAAGCTATGATTGATAGATATACTCTGCAAAGACAAAAACAAATATCTGATGAAGATTCTCGAAAGAAAGCATTGTTTGCTTCCAATGTAGATAAAACTTTAGATCAAATTAATCCCAAAGATTTAACGCAGTATGGTGGCGCTAAAGGTGTCGCAAAACTACAAGTAGATAAATTGAAGGCAGCTACTGGAAATGAAACTAAAGAATACGCCAATTATCAAAAGTCTCTAACAGGAGCAAAGTTATTAGCAAAACAAATCAGGCAGTTCTATGGAGATTCTATAACACCTCAGGTTCAAGAGGCATTATCAGAGATGGTTAATCCTGCTACTTGGGAAAATAATCCTAGAATTGCTATGGACAAATTTAATCAGTTTAAAAAGATTTTACAATCTGAAACTGAGACCTATAGAGGCGCACTTAAGAATACCAGGGAATTTGAAGGTAAAAAAGAATCATCAAAAGGAAAAGATTTAACTTATGACCCTATAACAGGAAGTTTCTCATAATGATTAATGTAAACCTACCAAATGGTCAGAAATTACAATTTCCAGATGATACATCTCAAGAAGAGATGCGTTCTGCTATAGCCAGAAATTTTCCTCAATATGATATGCAAGCTGTTAGAGCTGCCAGAAACGAGGAAGGAAAAAGCGCAACTCAGGATATGCCTCTGGAAGAAATGAAGCGTATATCTAATATTCCAAAACAACAAAACCGTCCAATGCCTGGTCCTGGACGAAGTCCTTTAGAGTATCAGGAATCTCCTGAAGAATCAGGTAGAAATATAGGTAATGAACGTATGTTGAAGGGAATTAAACAATACGCTCCAGAGCTTATTGCCTCTGCATTGGTTCCAGAAGTTCCAGTTTTAGGCGCTCTATCGAAAATTCCTGGACTTGCAAAAGCTTTACAATCAAGTCCAAGATTGGCGAAATATGCGCAAAGTATTTTTGGTAATGCATTATCTCAAGGTGGAGTAGCAGCAGCATTCAATCCTTCTACTGCTAAAGAAAGTGCTGCGATTTCCGGTGGGATAACAGCGCCATTTTCTGGATTGTCTGAATTAGCCATGTCTCAAAATCCAAAAGCAAAGTTAGCTGGAAAGTTAGGCTTAGGCTTAGGTGGCGCTGCATTAGGTTATGGGGCATCACAAATGCTTCCAGAGGGATTCTCTACAGCTGGCATTGTACCTGGAGTATTAGGAGGCGCCCTTTTGGGATACCGAGGTGGACCTACTAACATTTTAAGAGAAGACATACAAAAGGGAATTCAGGGAACCGGTCATGAAGCGACAACTGAGGCTGCCAAAAGACTTGGTCTTCCTTATGTTACCCCTGCAGAAGCTTCTGGAAATCCATTTCTTGGAGCACAACAAGGTGCATTAGGTAGAACTCCTGAAGGCGCCCAAAAACTCTATCAAAAGGGACAAGAAAGATTGCAAGGGGAATCAAAATCCATAGAAAATCTATTAAGCGATGTATTTAATCCAAAGACAGACGCTTCAAAAAAGAAAGCCTTATATCAAGAAGCATATGAAAAAAAACTTCCGTTAGGATTTATCAATAAACTGGATCAGAATGAAGTTATAAAAAATGCAAAATCTTTTGTAAGCAAAGATCCGGTCTATAAAGAAGAGTTGAAAGGTTTAGATAAGAATAGTTTTGAATATTGGGATTTAATTAAAAGAAGACTTGATGATATGGGAACAGAATCATCAGTTAAGGGATCTAGATATAAGCCATCTTTAATAGATAAGACAAAGAAAAAATTAATATCTGAGATGGATAAAATTGCTCCTGAGTCTTATCCTCAAGCCAGATATTTGCATGAGAGAGAAAAAGCTAGGGAAGGCATTGAGAAAGCTTTCGATAAGAAATCTATGACTGGTACTAATATGTATAAGACATTAGAGAGCAAGAAAGGCTTTGAAGATCTTATGAAAAATTTAAGAGGAGTTCCTAAAGCTCAAGAACAATTAAAAGATATGAAGCTTGTATTTAAAAATCTTATAAATAATCCAACAGCTAAAACGGCAAACAATCTTTCTAGAAATAGTTCTAATAAATTGGATATTAATGTTAAAGATGTAATGGGTTCTTTGAAAGAAGCATTAACTTTAGGTAAATATGATAAAGCTGCTGTTGATTTAATAACCAACCCAGAATGGGGTAAGGAATTAGCTGAGTTAGCAAAGGCTTCTCCAACTCAAAAAAATATATCTAAAGCGATAGATATGTTTGGTAAAGCGTTAGCTCAAAATCAGGCAAAAGATGTTTTAGATATAAAGTATAAATATAATCAACCACAGACTGATCCAAATCAAGATGTTGAACAAGCAGGGAGCTACTAATGGCTTTAGATCCGCATTATATAACCGATGGTCCTTTAGAAGAGGCCTTTTTAGACAAAGATTCAGGATTACCGCTGTCTGGGGGAACTATTACATTTTATAGAGATGTATCAAGATCAACTAAAAAAACAGTTTACCAACTCACAGGTGCTCCACCTAATTATTCTTATGTAGCCTTAGATAATCCTTTAACGCTTAACTCTATAGGTGTGGTTCAAAATAACGGAGGGGACAATGTTGTCATCTACTATTATCCTTATCTTGATGATGGCATCACTCCTGACCTTTATTATGTTGTGGTAAGAGACTTAAATGGTGTAGATCAGTTTACTCGTGAAGCATGGCCAAATGGTGTTGTATCATCTCAGGTTGATGGTGAATCTTCAGCTCCAGTTCAAAACCAAATATCTAATCCTCAATTTACAAAGATTTTGATAAATGATGTTCCTGGATTAACCCCATCGACCACTACCTATACAGTTAGTTCTGCGACAAACCAGGTTTTTGCTTTTGCTCCGGATTGGAATTTCATTATATCTGGAACTGGAACGGTTACTGTTAGTCGTATTGCGGTTGCTGGAAGTTCACAGGTTCCTACTAGTCCACCATACGTTATTCAAGTTGCTGTAAGCGCAGGAATTACTTTCTGTTATCTCTCTCAAAGATTTAATACAAACTCAGGTTTGTGGTCTAGTACAATAACAGATAGTTTATTTTTATCTACCGCTTTATTAGCTAGAAATGAGCTTGGAGCAGATACATCAATTCAAATGTATTACCATGCATCTTCTGGTACGGCTACATTGGTTCCTATTTTTGATGAGGCAATTCCTACTGGTATTTCTTATACGCTATATACCGGATCAAGTGGAGTTGCAATTCCAGTATCTGACAACTCGGATAGTGGGGAGTCAGGATATATTGATATCTATATATCTTTTGCATCTAACTCGACTACCAGGATTAGCAGTGTTCAGGTTGTTCCAAGTTTTAATCCGGCTGCCGCACCAGTATTTCAGTATGACGAAACATCAGCTAATAGAGACCAAGCATTATTAGGAAGCTATTATATACCTCGTAATGCTATATCGCCCATTCCAAGTTTATTAACTGCTTGGGATTTTGCTTTAAATCCAGCTCAGTTTGGAGAATCAAAAACTATTACTGCTGGAACGCCCGGATATGTTTGGGATCAAACCATATGTAATAGTGTCACAGGTAATATTGCAGTAACTAGAAATTCTATTACAAATGCAATGAAGTTTACACCTGTATCAGCAAATGATTCATTTTATATGATTCAGTATCTAACTGGCGCAGAAGCAAAGGAAATGCTATTTACTAGGTTAAGTTCTAATATTTCTGCTTATTTAGGTGCAAGTGTTGGAACAGTAACAATGAAAGCTTACTTATTTGTAGGTACGGCTGCTTCTGTTGTTCCAATTTTACCGTCTTCTTTGGGTACTCTTTCTACAGTTGGAGACTTTACTCTTACTGGTTCTGGATGGTCTGCAATACCTAGAAGTGGATTAGATGTAGCTAGAGCGCAGATAACAGCTGATAATCCAACAGTCGACAATGATATACAGTTTACTGGCTGGGAAATAATAGATTCTGCACAATTTAATGATACAGATAAATTTGCTATGGTAGTTACTTTCGCATGGACTACTGCTCCGGTTATTAATGTTGGATCTATATCTTTAACCAAAGGTGATTTACCAACTAGGCCTGCACCTAAGTCTAAGTCAGATGTATTATCTGAATGCCAATATTATTATGAAAAGAGCTATAATCAAGGTATCGATGCTGGAACTGCAAGTATACTTGGTGTCCTTTTAAGACAACAAGGTGCTAATCCAACAAGCGATGGAACTCATACAGATATTGCAACACGATCTTTTGGATGGACATATGTTGTTCCTAAAAGAACAGCGCCTACAATAGTATTGTATTCTCCTGTTACAGGAGCTTCAGCTAAAGTATCATATACATATTCATTTAATGGTGTGATTGAAACCGGAATTGGTTATCCTTATGATCAGGGATTACAAACAGGAACAAATCCTAATATTATTGGATGGGTACAAACATCAAATGGTATGTTTGGAGTATATTATTTTTCAAACTCACAAATTCTAATAGAAACGGTAGCTGGAGTTCAAAATGGTACTGATGAAACATATATAACGTTTCATTACACAGCTGATTGTAGACTAGGGATTATAGCTTAACAACTAAAAGGATTTAAAAATGTCAACACCATACATAGCTCAACAAACAGTAACAGATTTCGGACTTCGATTTGCCGATTTAAAATATAGCGCCAAATTAGCTATAACAACTGATACAACTTTAACAATTCCAGGTGGAGCACCAAGATATAAAGCGTTATTTAAATGTGTTGCTGCTGGTGAGGTTTGGGTTGCACTAAATGCAACTGCTGCCGCAACTGCAGGGACAACTTTTGCTGCAACTACATCTGAGATGCTAACTGGCGAATATTATATATGTCGTGAAGTAAAAGCCGGAGATGTTATACATTTCTTCAGTACAACAGCTACTACAGATGTAAGTGTTATACTTTATGCATTAGGCACGAATAATTAAAAACTAGGGGGCCACGGATGGCAGATATTAAGTTTAGTCAGTTTACAGCTGGCGGTAACTCAAGAGTAGGTGATATCGTCGTTGGCCTTCGTGGTGGCGATAATGTTAAATTTACATTTCCAGGTACTGGAATAGAGGATGTAGACGGTAATTTCTTGCTTGGATATACGAGTATCGGAGCTACGGCAGTTAATTATATTAACGTTGCTAACGCAGCCACTACATTAAATCCAACTATTTCTGCCGTAGGATCAGATACAAACATCGATTTACAGTTATCATCAAAGGGAACCGGTAGTGTTTTTATAAACGGTGTTACAGTTGATTATTTAAATAACATATCTTCTATTGTTTCTGCCACGTTCCCAGGTTCAGGCTCAGGAAACGCTCTATTAAGGGCTCAGGCGACCGCGGGAACACCAACAGTGCAACTTCCTACATCGTCCGGCATATTGGCCTTAACGAGCGAAATACCGGGTGGTGGAGGGGTATTCTGGTCAACAATCTCAGGAACAACTCAAACAGCAACAGTTAATACAGGCTGGATCCCAACTAATGTTGGTTTGACAACTATCACATTGCCATCTACTGCTGCTATAGGTTCTGTAGTGTCAATACAGGGAGAAGGTTCTGGTGGTTGGACGATAACTGCTCCAGATTCTCAAATTATTCATGTAGGTTCTACGGCTACAAGCGCTGGTGGAACCGTTTCCTCAGCCAATAGGTATGATGCAATTACTTTAGTTTGCATAGTAGCCGATACAGAATGGGGTATGTACGGACCAGTTTCGTCCGGATTTGTAACAACTTAAAGGGAATTTAAGAAATGGCAACTAATAATAATTTAAACTCAGCAACGGTTCCATTAACTCCCGCATTTGGGGGAACAGGCGTTGCCAATACAGGAACAATAACCGTTGGTGGAAATACGTCATTTGTTGGGGCGCATACATTTGCAGGAACTATTACTGGCGATACAGCTGTAACATTTCCAACATCAGGAACGTTAGCAACAACAACAAGCGCATCTGGAACTGTAAATAGTGGAACAACTAATCAGTTGGCTTATTATGCAAGTTCCACAAATGCTGTATCTGGTTTATCAACAACAGCTCGTTCAGTATTAACAACAGATTCAGCTGGGGCGAATGCATGGATTGCATTAACAGATGGACAGATTGTAGTTGGAAGCAGTGCGGGAAGCCCTGCAGCTGCATCTTTATCAGCAGGAACCGGAATTAGTATTACTCCAGGCTCAAATAGCATATCTATTGCAGCCACCGGAGCGGCAGGAATAACCTGGGCTAATATTTCTGGAACAACCCAAGCCGCAGCCGTCAATACTGGATTCGTAGTTGGAAATGCGAGTCAGACAACTATCACACTTCCGGCTACAGCAGCACTTGGTTCAACAGTTACGATTCAAGGTAAAGGAGCTGGTGGGTGGATTTTGGCAGCCAATACAGGTCAGACAATTCAGGTTGGTCAGACGGCATCAACTACAGCTGGATCAGTTACATCTGCAGCAGCCTTTGATTCAATACAGGTTGTGTGTATTACAGCCAACACAACATGGGCCACGATTAGTGTTCTAAGTAGTGGCGTAACCGTAGCATAAAGGAATAAATATGGCCGTAACAACACAATTAAATACCGGAACGACTCCTTTAACTGTTGCAGAAGGAGGAAGTGGTGTGGCAACGCATACTACCGCATATGCACCTTTGGCAGCAGGCACAACAGCTACCGGAGCTACTCAAGTATGTTCTACCGGTCTTAGTACATCAGGATTCGTTTTAACATCTACCGGAGCAAGCAGCCTTCCTTCTTTTCAGGCTCCAACAGGGCCTACAGGCAGTCCAATATTGGTCAGCGTACCATTAACATTAGCTCAGTTTTTAGCTTTAAAGAATACGCCATTCCAGATTATAGCTGCACAAGGAGCGCATACTCTTATTGTGCCAATTAGTATTGTTGTTGAGCTTGTAATGGCTGGGGTCGCATTTTCTAATTTAGGGATAACAGGACTTCAATATGGAAGTACAACTAACTTTGCTGGACAGCGTATAGCCGAGATTCCAGCTGCAAACATTCAAACTGTTACAGTAGATACAATATTAAATGTGCCAATTCAATATAGTGCCAGCACCTTATACCCAACAATGGTAGTTTATACGGGCTCTACATCTATAAATACAGCAGTATATATGTCTAGTACATCAACTACTCCTCTTGGTGGAACAGGTGCAACGGTTAATGTTAATGTAGTATATTCAGTTATAACAACAAGTGCATAAAAGGATTTAATAAATGCCAGTTTTAAATTATCAAGTTAATGCTCCAGGGTATGGTGGAATAAATCCTAAGTTAGTTTACATTTTTACTAATGACCCAATTGCAGTTGTAACAACAACAAATTATATAGATTGGTTAGCAAATCCTAATGGAATATATCCTGGAGACGTTGCTTTAATTGTCACACAAGAAACACCAACATCAAATCTTGGTGTTGGATTCTATGAATTCGTAAGAGTTGGAACGACCAATCATTGGAATTTAATTCCTATAACTAATAGTCCAGCTTCCGTTAATTCAGTTACAGGAACACTTAACGAAATAATTGCCACACCAACAATGGGTGATGTTGTAGTCTCGATCTATCCTAATCCTCAAATACCTGGAATTGCGTCTATTGGCTTACCTCATGGAACCACAGCTCAAAGAGCTGGGATAATAGGAAGTATTAGATTTAATACAGATACGGGTCTTTTTGAAGGAACTCCCGATGGTACGACATGGGTTGCATTTGCATCCGGAAGTTCAGGTGTTAATAGTATAACCGGCACTATTAATCAAATTGTTGTTTCATCTCCAACTGGCAACGTCAATATATCAATTGATCCAGACCCAATACTTCCAGGAACAGCAGCAGTAACTCTTCCATCTGGAAATACAGGACAAAGAGGAAATATTGCGGGTTCTCTAAGATTTAACACTCAAACTAATGCTATTGAGTTAACAAATGATGGTACTAACTGGTATACGGTTCTTGATACAAATAATGGTGTATCAAGTGTAACAGGGACCGCAAACAGAATTACAGTAACTGGGACAACTAATGCCGTTGTAGATATAGCCGCAACTTATGTAGGGCAGACAAGTATCACTACTTTAGGAACGGTTACAACAGGCACATGGCACGGAAGCACAATTACAGTTCCATTTGGGGGAACAGGCGACACAAGTTTTACCGCTTTTGCTCCAATTTGTGGTGGCGTCACCAATACATCCGTATTAAAGTCGGCTGACACAGGTATCGCAACAGCAGGATTTGTTTTGACATCGACAGGATCTTCAAGTTTACCTACATGGCAAGTAGCACCAGGGAACGGAGCGTCTCAATACATAAGGATTCCATTGACTGGGAACCAGTTTATTGGAGTGGGCGGTCCAGTTATGCTGCTTCCAGCCCCGGGAGCTGGGCTTACATATATAGTTACAGCATGGGCTATTGAGGTTGCAGGTGGCTATTTTCAGGCTGGTATAGGAGGGTCATATCAGCAGATACAAACATTCTCAGGAACGGTCGATTCACGATTTGCATGTACTGGAGCAATTTCTCTTATTAATACGCAACCTTTATTGACTGGTATGTATCCTGTTAATGCTCAAACCATTACTGAAACTTCTGTTCCTTATTCGCCTATATTAGCTAATGCACCTTTATATTATGGTTGCACAGGAGCCCTAACAATTAATGGAGGAGCCTCAGCAGCAATTCATTTATATTACACAGTTGTAGCAGTTATATAATATTATGAAATTAACAAAAATATTCATGGCTCCTATAAGTATAATTGTAATAGGATTTATAATATGTTTATGGGCGTTCATAGTGGTATATTCAAAAGTACTTAACAAAGATGAAACTATAATTGAAAAAAAAATGGAAGAAGTTATAGAGAAGAATATAGAGAACGTTCTGAGTCTTCCTTCAGGTTCTTTAGAAGGGAAATTAGACTTCATGGTTCAACCATTAGAACCTAAAGATGACAAAAATTAATATAAGGAGATTCAAATGACAATTTTAAGTTTCAACATAAACGAACCAGGGCAAGCAGGCGTTTTCCCAAGTATGATTAGAATTCAAACTAATAACACGCTGGCTCAAGTTTTAGTCACTGGATTCTTAGATGAAATGTTTTCAGAAAATGTGCCATTACAAAACGGAATGATGGCTCTTGTTTCTACCAAACCATCTGTAAATTCTTCAGTTGTTAATACTAGTTGGCTAGAAGTTAAATTTGCATCTGGTCATTGGACATTAACTCCAACTGCAGTAGCGCCAAGCTCAATAGCTCTTCCAACAATTGTAAATCATATGGCAGTTTTTACAGATACAGTCGGATCTTTAGGAGAAGATACATCTGTTGCAATTAATGGCGGGAATATTCAAGCAGGACTTAGTGGGACAGCTGGTTATGTTGCTTCATTCCCTGCAACCTTAGCAAAAGGTTCATTGAGATTAACGGCCGTTGCAAATACTGGCGATACATTAGTAACGTTATCAAATGCATTGCATGGACAGGCATCCGTATATTCTATTCCAGATAGTGGCGCCTCAACTGCTAATTTTATTGTGTCAAAAACAACAGGGACACAATCAATAACTGTTGGAAGTTTGGCAGTAACAGCTGGTAACATTAGCGCTGGGTCTTCTGGTTCAGCAGGAACTCTATCTTCATTTCCGACTACTGCATTAAAAGGATCTTTTAAAATTGCGGCAGTTGACAATACAGGTGATACATTAGTTACACTGTCAAATGTAGCACATGGTCAAGCTTCAGTTTATAGCATTCCTGATGTAGGAAATGCATTAGGACGCGTTTTGGTTGGAGCGACCGCCACTCCATTTACAACAGGTCATTTATTGTCAGCATCTGGAACTGGTGGGGTTATAGCAGATTCAGGAATTGTTGCCGCAAATGTTCAATCATCAACCAACATTAAAGCAGTTACAACTGGTAATATTGGTGGCGCTGGAGCCGGACCTATAACTGTTACACAAGCAGCTTGTACATCTAGCAGCGTTATAATGTGTCAAGTTCAATCTTCTAGTAATCCATGTTATGTGATTACAGTTGTTCCAGGAACAGGAAGTTTTACAGTGACAACTAATACAGACCCTGGGGCTTCATTAATACTAAGTTACGTTTTATTTGTGGCTGCTCAATAAGGGGATTAATATGCCAATCATAAGCTCCAATTTTAACCAGATTGGGAATTCTGGGCAACAACCTGGAACATGTTTCATTGAAACAGATGATAGTTTAACAACTATTCAAACTGCTGGATATTTGAATACACTAGAACGACAAGGATTACCATTAAGTGAAAACTTAATGGCTCTTGTAGGAATAAATAAAGGTGCAGCGAAATCTACTGTTTGGATGGCAATTCATTTTTCAAATGGAGATTGGAGTCTAGTACCTAGCGCTATAGAGCCTTCATTAAATGCTAAATATCTTGTTCAGCAACCTAATGCTACATTACCAAATGCACAGGCAATGTCGGCATTAGCCACTGGAATTGTAAAAAATACTACGACAACCGGTGTTCAATCAATAGCTGTTGCAAATGTTGATTATCAACCAGCGTTAAGCGGAGAATCATTAACAGCAGTTACTGTGGCAACGGATGATAAAATATTAATTCAAGATACAAGTGATTCTAATAATTTAAAGACAGTAACTGCGCAAAGTGTTGCTGCTTTGGCTGGGGCCGTAACGAGTGTAACGGGAACAGCTAATAGAATCACATCATCAGGCGGCGCAACTCCTTCTATAGATATATCAGCTAGCTATGTTGGTCAGGGCTCAATAACTACTGTAGGCACTGTCAGCACGGGGGTATGGAATGGAACAGTTGTGGATGTTCCGCACGGTGGTACAGGAGTAGCAACTTTAACTACGGCTAACGGTGTTCTTTGTGCTAACACGACAGCTACTGGTGCAGTTGTTACGGTTGCTCCAAGCTCTGACACAACTTTTGTTTTGACTTCTAATGGAACGAGTGCACCGCCAAGCTTTAAAGCAGCTGCAGGAGGAGGAGTAACAAGTGTTACAGGGACAACCAATAGAGTGACATCTACCGGTGGATCAACTCCTGTAATTGATATATCAGCTAGTTATGTTGGACAAAGTAGCATTACCACACTTGGAACGGTAACATCAGGATTGATTCAACCTGGAGCTGGTGGAACAGGTGTTGCAAATACAGGAACTATAACAGTTGGTGGTAATACAGCGTTCTCTGGTGCTTTTACATTTACAGGAACTATAACAGGAAATACAGCCGTAACATTTCCTACATCAGGTACGTTGGCTACAACGGCAAGTGCATCTGGAACTGTAAATAGTGGGACTGCAAATCAGGTTGCATATTATGCAAGTACTACTAATGCCGTTTCAGGATTATCGACCACTGCGCGCGCTGCATTTACATCTAATTCAACGGGCGTTCCAACTTGGGTTGCTTTGACGGATGGGCAAGTTATTGTAGGTAGTACAGCTGGAAGCCCAGCAGCAGCTACTTTAACTGCGGGTACTGGAATAACAATAACTTCAGCTTCTAATAGTATCACTGTTGCTTCGGCATCTGCTATCCAATCGGTTACATTTACACTTACTGCTGCAAATATTAAAGCCATGTTTGCAACACCTGTACAAGTTATAGCTGCTCCTGGAGCTCATAAAATTATTGTTGTAACGGAAATTTTATGTGAGTTTGTGCGGGTAGCGCCATCATATACCGCAGGCGGATCATGGGGACTCCAGTATGGAAATTCTGCTCAGTTTGCTTCTCCTGGCGGTTATGTGTTGCTTTCTAGTATAGACCTAACCTCTGGATCAAATGATTTAGCCTTTGTATCAGCAAACCCAAATACGGGAGGTGTTAATGATACTGCAGATTATATTAATCAAGGCATCTTTGCTTCCAACCAAACTGCAGCTTATTTAACTGGAAATGGCACCGTAACATTTACCTTATATTATTTAATAATGAACACAACTTCATAAAGGATTAAAACTGAAATGAAATATCAATCTGGATCTATAGGTCTGTGTGTTGTATTTATTATAGCGTGCGCTGCTGTCTATGCAGTGGGTTATTATGGATGTAATTATATGGATGACTCAGAAGAAGGTGACCTTCCAAGTATAGAATCTATTCAACTTACAGATATTGATAGCGAACTCTTAAAAAAAGTTAAATAGCTATATTAATTTTAACCAAATTTACTGTACTTAATTGTGGTGATTATAAAGATAATCACCCTTTTGAGAAAGTAGGGTTTGCTGCTGACTTATTTCAGTCATTTTACTTATATTTTATTTTTTGGAGAAACTTGGTTTTTTTTAGTCGGTGACAATCTGTCACCATCTGATTTGAACCGGTTACAAATTGTCACCAGTTGATTTTGAATTGTAACTTATAACGACTTTCCCCCAAACTACGAGGGATTGCCGGCTTTAGTATTATGCAGGGTCAGTGTATATAGGAATAAATGAACTGTCAAGGATTACTTGACCATTCAATTTGTAAGCCATCCTTACAAGTTCAGTTGTACGGAATTATCGTACAGGTACAGTTAGACCCTCTATTTTAATTATCTTATCTTTCAAATTGTGATTTTCTATTGTAAGAGTCTTGATCATTAATGTTAATTGATCAAACAATTTGAGAATCTTCGTTTGATATTGATCTAAAAGCTCTTCATCCCTTCCTATATCTTTAGAACGTCTTTGCATAGTTAATAAACAATTGCTCAAATCGTTCCTTTCTTTAAGAAAATCTATTTCAATTTCATCTTTCATAAAATATCCAAATATTTCTTTTTATTTTTATCGTATTCTAAAGTTTTTAGTGCCTGCTCTAGTTCGCTTTTAAAAAAATCAGAAATAGTATTAATTGTCATAGTTGAAACAAGACCAACGATTAAGAAATAACTATATTCTTCGTACATATTATTATCAATAAAATACCACAAACCAAATATTACAGCTGCAATAAATAAAAATCTAATTCTAGCGTTTAATTTACTGAAAAATCGTATTCTATCTATTTTATTAATAATATTTCTTGTAAGTGGTATCATCATTATTTTTTATTCTCTTTCCAAGCGTGATATGCCTCTGAATACATAAATGCAAATGCTGTACCAGTTCCAGCTATGCTTCCACCAGCGATGCAACCATAAAGACCGCCTGTTCTTGCTCCATTTACACATCCAAAAACAGCCGCATTACTCGCTAATATTGCAGCCAATGTCCAGTCAGTATTACTATATGGATCTACTCTTGGTGTAGCAACGTAATGATTGCTGGTATCTACAAACTCACAGGTATAAATGTTACGTACTGCACCAGATATGGATTTTAAATATTTATTTTCTAAAATTCTCATGCTGTAAACATCTCCGGGTATAGAGATTTCATTACATGTAAATGATATTGGTAAGCCATCATATCCGATTGCATGCTTCTAAAGCTTTCACCGGCATCAATTCTTTTTTGAAATTCTGGAGGTAAGCTTCCATCATATTGCATCGTGTATGCAACATATGAATATTCTTTAAAATTAGATTTAGACTCTTCTGTATATGTCATATTGACAGCGCCAGATACAAACTTGGTTTCTTCTATATTTAGTAAATTCATGATAATCCTTCTTTATTGTATAAGAAAAAGATTACCATGAAGTTACAACAATAGTAATTATTATTTTAATAATCTAGATAACTATCTTTTAGGTGTTAACTTAATCTGATATATCTGTCCATTTCCTGTATCTGCTCTATATGATGCTTCTTTTGTAAAATCAACAGATGAGCACCCAAATAGCCAACATAGTATAAATAAAACCCCCAGCACTTCTAGGAATGAATACATGGTTTTCATAATTTTAAAGCTCCCTAGATTCTTTTGCCCATAAAAAAAGTACAATAATAATTGTTAATGTAACAGCCTCAGGAAAATGGTGCATTTTATTCACCCATACCAGCTAATTTATCAGCTAGTTTATCTGATTGAGTTTGAATATCTACCACATTATCTTGGTCTGAAAGCATTCCTTCAACTACATCGCCCATTCTTTGGTCTCCTCTTTCTGCTGCTTCATCTAAAGCAATAGCATTATTCAAGGATATGGAGGAGGGAATCAGTTTTAAGAGACGTCTAATGACAGTTTTTTGTGCCATTTGCTCCATATCTGTAACCCATGGACCAGATCCACCACTTCTAGAACGATTTCTTATCCTATTTATGTCTGCCATGTTCATAAAATCAAACTGTTTATATCCGTTTTTCATTGTAACAACAGAATAAACCCCAATCATTGGACCCCTTTCAGCTATACTTGGATTGTGTTCTATTGCTGGAGAAGTTCCCCTTCTCATGGAAAATTCATCATTTTGATATACACATGCCGCCTCTACAGACGTTATTCTGTCTGAACGATGGCTTAACTCTATCATACCTTTATACCCCAACATTAGTGTTGCCTGTGTTCCGTAGGGGACTAAATAGACCATCCCTGAAATCCCAGGCTCTAATCCTAGTTGAGCGCATGACATAATGGTACCACAGATAGATTCTACGGTGCATTTATTTAATGCGGAATTCTTTTTGAGCTCACTGTAAGCTAACATTATCAGTCTATCGGAGCACATATGAATTGGAAGAGCCTTATCTAGATAAGGTTGCATCTCCACTAATCTTTTATAAGCTGGAACTAAAGTTGAATTTATTGTCATTTTTTAAAGTCCTTCGTTAAGTTGTTTTATTACAAATCTTCTTTGAGAAGAGCATGCTTTTGTATATTTTTTGTAAAGCTGTTCGTTCTCTTTTTTAAATGCAGATGCATCAAATCTGCTGGTTTCTCTTGTCTGTTTCCAAGTAGCTACTATTTTACCAGATGTAGATAGTAATGTATCTTTTTGACCCATGTATATTTTTATCTTATCTTCTATCTTTTTCTTCATATCTTCAGATTCTTTAATTGTTACTCTTAATTGTTCTAATTTGTCTATATCTTCTTGCATATCACCATTTGCAATAACTGGTTCTTGGATTGACTCATAGCCATATAAACTTAAAACTTCTTGTCCTGTTGAAGCATCAGGCGCAATTTCTGTTTTAACGGCGTTCCAGAACTTTTCATATTTCTTTATCATCATTCCTTCAAGCTTCATATTTCTTTCAATAACATAATGCCTAAAATCAGAACCTCTTATAAGTACTGCAACATAAGCTCTTTTTGTATCTGTGACTAACATATAATGAGACACCTGAAGAAGATAATGATCAGGTATTTTATTTTCACCTTGTTCCCCCCACCCTAATTCACTGGAAGAAGTCTTTGCTTCAAATATTGCATCATCTCCTATTCTCCCATCAATATTTCCTGCTATATATGGTATGGTTGGATGTTTTAATAAATTTCCATCTAATTTCACACTAAGATTTGTCTCATGTTCAAACCATTCTCTCACTGCTGATTCAAGAAAGTTTCCGGCTTTTACATGAGGATTATCAGATATGTCTTTAGGTATTCTTTGTCTAATTTTTTCTTGCCATAACTCTATTATATTTCCCCATTTGGAGACACCACAAATTACAGCAGAATCAGAACCACAAATATAATTCAAACGCTCTTCTAGTTGTAAAGAAGTTAAACTCATCTCGTTCTGTCCTCTGCTGTCATATAGTCAGCTAAAAAGAAATCTGCGTGCTTTCTTTTTAGCTGAGATATTCTAAAGGTTTTATAAGCATCCATAATTAAATGCTCTAAAACATTAAAACAAACGTGCATAATAAACAAAATCAACATTAAAAATATAATAATCATATTTTTGCTCCGTTAGTTAAAAAGATAGTTCTTCCAGTTATTTTCTTGCTCAGTCCATACAGCTTCTCTCATTTCTGACTCTTCGGCTTCTATTTCATCTTCATCGCCGTGATAATATTCAAAACCCATTACACACCTCCTTGTATATACTCGTCTTGTTCCTTTTGTTCTATTTCTTCTCCTTTTTCTATTCCAAAAAAGAAGTTTATTAATTCATATTGATAATCGCTTATCTTTCTATTTAATTCTGTATCGTTCATTTTTAAAGTCCTTCATTCAATTTTTGCAGCCACAATTGACTACATGAATGAAGTATAAAGTACCGTGACACGAGAGTCAACACTTTTTTTACTTATTTATTTTTTTTATTTCTGTTGTTTATACTCAATAAGTGTAGTAACATTCCTCAATAACTATTAAAGAGGTGTATATGATTGAAGAAAGAAAGGTAACGACCATGACAATTAGACTCAGCATGGAAGATTATGCTCGTGTTAAAAGAGTGTGTAATAGAGACGAGATAAAGCCTGCTGTCTTTGCTTATGAAAGACTCATGGACGGTATAAACGACCTTATTAAGAAACAAGAGAAAGAAGGCTATCAATGTATGAACTTGTTGTGACATAAGTCTGCCGAGAAGTTATGGTACCTACAAGCGCATATAAGCCACTCCATTGGAACGCAAAACTGTTCCCCGGTGTCTAGGGTTATATCAAGGTAGTTTTCAAATTCTGACGGTCTTATATCGAAATAATCGACATTATCTTCTTGGATGTAAGATTCTTCTGCAGCGTTTTCGTCTGGCTCGTAATCGGCTGGGTCGCTGCTTAGCAGTTTGAAATATGACATACAAATACACTCCGTGTTATTAATACCCAAATTTTAGTATTACACAGATTTTAATAAAAAAATAAATGAGGAAAAATAAATGCATGCAGATTATCTTCTTATGAATTATTTTTTATCTGCTGGTGAAGATGTTTTGTTCAATAGACGGACAACGGCACAAATAATAGGAGAGACTCGAGCATGGATGGATCAAAGAGCTATAAGGGGTGGAGGAATTCCATACACACGAAAAGGGTGTAGATGTTTTTATATGAAAAGGGATATTTTGAAATGGTTAGAGGAGTTTAGACATAAAAAAGTCGGCAATAATGATAACTGGTAAAGGAACATAAACAATATAAATACGAACGAAGGACTTTACTCTTGTCTTTTTTGATATTAGAGAAGGATCTTTTTCATTATCACAATTACCGACACAATATTACGATAAACTATTTTTATTTAAAAGACAAATCATTAATTCAAGGATAAATTAACAATTTGGTTTTTATTTTCAATAATCTATCGTAATATATACACCTAAAATGCAAATATAAAATCTGCATTTCAAAATTTTTCCCTTAAATAAAATTTCTGAGGTTTTATTTAAGGCCTAAAAGTCCGTACCACAGGACAACCATATACAAATGGAAAGCATATCTTAATGTATCAGACAGTACAATGCAATAGTTTTAATCAACTTTCTAGCTATTCACCTCAAAATAATCTAAATCATTTAACTTCAAAAAATTCTCACGGATCTGAATTCCATATATTCTGGCTTGATAGTGGCTAATTAGAATCAATTTATCATTTAAATTCTAATTAACTAACTAATCGGAAAAAATATGAAAGATTCAAGTACTACAATTTCAACTTATGTTATTCGAAATCTTCCCGTTGCGGCTTTAGGGTTGTATGTATATCTGCGTTCCTTTCCTGATGGATTTAAAGGAAATACTTCTGCATTAATGAAAGATTTAGGTATTGGAGATTGTGTCTATAGAAAAAGTATGACGATATTGAATGCATGCAATCTTATTTATTATAAACAAGAACGAAAAGATGGCGGACGGTATATAGGAAGAACCATCATGGTTGATGATGGGTCTGACTTTATGCCGTTAATCGGATTGAATAAAAAAAAGGAGATTTAAAATGAAGCAAATAAATATAGAGAAATATAACTCACACGATTTTGAAGGGATGGTACAAGAAAAGTGGCCATTTTCTCAGATGCCAAACTATGTTCTTCAAAATATAGATAATGCTGTTGCTCAAGGGGTATGGACTCATGTTCAAAGTCTTCCTCCTGACTGGAGTTTAAACAAAACATATATTATTAATAAATTTTCACTAAGTGAAAAGCTTTATAAAAAAACAATGTCTTATTTAAAACGATGCAATTTAATTGATTATGAAAAATATAGAAGCAGCACAGGTACTTTTATTAAAACAAGGATAGTGGTCAAAAATGGATCAAAATTTATACACCCAAAAGATCACAAGAACGAAGCTATGCAGCTTAATCCTTCTATAAATGACAATATTTTCAACGATAAATCCACTGGGGTGGAAAACGACCTAGTGGATGAATGCTCGATATCCACTGGGGCGGAAAACGACCCGGGTGGATATCGACCCGAGTCGGATAAGGTACCCCTTACAAATATAACAAATATTAAAAATATAAATATAACTACTACTACTCCGGATAGTAGTAGTTCAATTGATATTCAAGAATTAGAAGAGTTTGGATTCCAAGAGTTTCATGCGCAGCAATTATCTGAAATATGTGAGTCAGTCGATAATATTAATTACTCAATAATAAATTATAAGGAAGCACTAAAAAATAAATTATTTAATAGTAAGATTAAAAACAAGGTCGGTTATTTTATGGGCATAATGAGAACAGCAGGTGTATTTGAGCCAGTAGGTAAAAGAGTTCTAACTCCTATCGAGCAGAAAACCAGATATCACATAGAAAATAATTTAGACAACAGGTACGGAATATAGAATTTTATCCACAATTTTTGTGAATAACTCATGTATAAAAAATAATAAGGAAAGTTAAATAAATGATTAAGACTATAATGGATTGGGGAAAGAAAGGCGTACATCGACTCGCACATAACAAAACATTGGATAGTTTAAATAATCATGAGATTGGACCGGAAGAGGCAGATTTACTATACGAGGATATATTCTTCAAGCAAATAAGGATTATACAAAGGCAACATAAGACAGCGGAGTTAGAGAAAAAGAAGAAAATAGAAGCGAAAGAAACCTTTCGTTTCAAATTAAGTAATATAACCAAAAAACAGGAGAAACAATGAAAACATTATCAAATGAACTTACTTGCTCAATATCAGGCGGACAAAACGAGGAAGTGCAATACTATGGAAGATATATCGTAGAAAACATGGAGGACGGGAAGGTTAGGATGATTATGTGTTTGGTTGCTGAGGGGGATCTTAAAGCGCCAAAAGCTTATTAACTTATAAATGGGAGAAACATTATGACTGTCACAGCACAAGATTTAGAGGGTTTAGAAGTATCAGTTCCTGAGCCAACAATAGAAGTGGGCACATCAGAGCCATTACCTCCGAGCTATTCTTTTCGTGCATTACCAACCATCGATGTATCTTCTCCCATTCCTTCACCCTTAAAACTAAAAGAAAATTCTATAAAAAATAGGCATCTGGCTAGATTTTGTAATGTTATGGCTGTAGAGCCGGAATCTAGAAATCATTTGTCTGCTATGCAAAATATTGGTCATTATTTATCAACTAGGGTTGATGAGTTAGCAATACTGAAAGCAAAAATTATTTCTGGCGAGACAGAGATAGCGTCTACGTGGTCTTATCTAAGCTCTTTAACTTCGGCAGACTACACATTAATGAGCGACGATAATAGAAGTGCCGTGGCTGCCTTTAAAGAATGGGTAGCTACTGATGTTGAGCTCCTAGCTAAGATTAGTTTGGAATGTCTTATGGCCCTTGGCCAGGATGAGAATTTTTATAGGTTTGTATTTGTTACTTTAGTAAGTGAGTTCTCTCCAGGATGCGCCGGAATTATGCGTGGTTTCAACGCTAAGCTACTTTTGGAGGGTACGGCAGAGCAAACATCCAAGTTTGGACTGAACGGCTTTATACGGCGTTGTGAAGAGCTTCCAGTTGAAGCTATTAAACAATTGGGTGATTCTAATCCAAGGATAGCCAGAAACCTATTAATAGATTTACAAGGGCATCCATCATTCGATGCAATTTCAGAATATTTTTATAACAAACATTGGCCGACTGAAGTGGCCCAAAAGAATCCAAAGCCTAAACCAACGACACCGCGGTTTCTCCCTAGAAAAAAGTCTAAAAAACCCTCGGGTCAATCGTATGGGAAAAAAGAGTCAGGTATTGGTCGAAGAGCTCTCGATTTTTGCCTTGGTGCTTTTTTCTTGGCTTCTGGATATGCGCTATATACAATTCCAGCAGCATTGCAGTTAGTTATTTTTTCAGCACCATATGTTTTTGTTGCCAGCGCTGCCATGTTAGGGGTCTATAAGCTAAAACAATTATGTACAAAGACAAAAAGAAAAACCAAAGCGCGAGCAATTCCGGTTCCTGAAGATTCAGATAATGAGGTAGGACCTGCGCCAGCTCAGACTGTTGAAATACCGTTAGATGAGGAAGTGATAGATGCCAGGGACGATATGTCTGAAGAGCAGTTTCATGATAAAGGTCTTGGTTTTATAGACACCATAGAAGAGGAAACCCCAAGAAGAGGATCGAATGCCAGTTTACAAGGAATCTAATAGTCAGATTCAATTATTAAGATGGTTTAGGCTGCAGTACCCCGATTTAGCAGATTTGCTAGTCGGGTATCCTGCTGGAAACAAAATGAACCTTCTTACTGCTGTAAGGATGAAAGCAATGGGGTTGAGGCCTGGAATGCCAGATTTACAATTATTGATACCTAAAATTTATTATAAAACGCTCGCGCCTTCTGGAATGTATTTTATAAAAGAAACAACTTTCTGTCCTGGAATGTTCATAGAGATGAAATCTGAACGAGGGAAGCTGTCTAAATTACAAAAAGAGTTTCATAATAAGTTAAGAACCCTACATTATACCATTGTAACCTGTTACAGTTTTGAAGAGGCGAAATGTGAAATTCAGAAATATTTAAAACCTGATACCGAACATTAAAAATCACTACTCAATAATTAATTATTTTATTTTAGAGTTAGCTTTGTGATAAAGTCTTAATACATATATACAAAATAGGGAAATTTTATGGATTTAAGAAAAGGTTCAGAAGTTAAAGAAGGGAAAAGGCGCTGTATTCGTTGTAGAGGCCGAAAGAAGTTATATAAGACAAATGGTGGATGGTCTTTCGAAAACTCGGGTGGAACATTAACGGACTGCATTTTATGCATGGGTACAGGGTTGATAGACCTTCATAAGGATGGGGTTGAACTTATTTGTGGTTCCGACCTAATTCCTATTTCTAAAGAAACGAGATTAAAATTGGAGAAAGAAGATGCCAAAGAATCCAAAAAACGAAGAAAGCCAGCCAAAGAAAAAGAAGTCTCCGCCTTCGACAAAGAATACTGAACCAAAAAGAAAGAAAGTACACACAGAAGCCCAAGAAGCTTACTATACGCGTAAGAGCGAAGCCTGTAGGTTACTAAAAGCAGAGATAGAGGCCTATTCAAAACCAAAAACAGGTAGACCGTCTATGTTTACAGAAGAACTAGCGGAATATATTTGCGACAGAATTGCTTCTAGTCCAAAGAGTGTAAAAACATTATGTGCAGAAGATGACCGTATGCCAGACCAATGTAGCATCAACCTTTGGTGCTGGAAATACCCAACCTTCTTCCTCCAATATCAGCTAGCTAAATCACAACAAGCGCACTGGATGGCTGATGATTGTGAGGAGATTGCGAAAGAAGTTGATTATATTACTGACCAACAAGGCACTCAAAGAGTTGATCCAGGTTTTATTGCGAGCAGAAGATTAATGGTCGACACAAAAAAATGGCATGCGTCTAAGCTTGCTCCCACTGTGTTCGGAGATAGAAAGGCTGTTGAAGCGCTACAGGGTGAGAATGAGAGCATTAAGGCTGAGCTAATGGCTCTTAAGTTGCAACTAGCTGAAGTTAATAAGAAGGAATATTGATGGAATTTTTAAACCCAATCCAGAAAGGATTTGCAGAAGCATTAAAAGAACTACAAAAACTATATCGCCAGATGGACGATGAAATTGCTGAGATAAAGTATGACAACAAACAACTTCAAGAAGAGGTAATTAATATAAAACGGAATATGTCTAAATGATAAGGAATACTGATGGGTAACGATGAAGCTTCCGAACCAGATGGAGAATTGCCATGGCGCCCTACTATTGAAGAGATAGAAGAGGCAATAGAAGAGTTTGACGTATTAGAACATTATGATCACGTTCCGGATGATGACTATGCGGAAATGTCTTATGGATACTATAAGCGGATATTAAAGGTTTTCAAATGGTTCAAAGATGAGCACGATAAATATAGAGATTGCGCAATCAGTGCCTGGCGAAAAGAAGATATTCTTCTTGAAAGAATCAAATGGTTTGAAATAGAGAAAGAACAACTAGAAGAGCAGTTAGAAGAAATAAAAAGGAATATTGATGGTTAACCCAAAATCAGAAAGAGAAGTCATCAGTGACTACTTCTATGATATAAGAGAAATTTGGAATGATATTGATACATTAGAACGCCAAGCGAGCCAGACATTAAATTTTCTAGGCGATATAAATACAAAAAATAAAGAATATGATGGAACGTGGGAAATTCAACCAGATGCTATGGTTGGTCTTGCGCACAGGATTCTTATTAAAATGTCGGCTCTTGCTGAAAAATACTACAATGAAGAGATTTTTGAAGAATAAGAAGGAATATTGATGACTGAAGATAATCTGGCTCAGGCCTTGGTTCATATTGGAAAAGCTTTAGATAGGCTTGAAGAGAAATATGAAACTATAACAACTCTTAAATTACAGGTTGCATCATTGATGCAAGACATTAAAAACTTAGAAGAATATATTAAAACCCAGGAGTACTGATGTTATATGGGATAGAAAGATTTTTTGATGTTTTTAACAAACAGGCGATTTATCTTAATAGTATACCAACTGACAATCAAATGTCATTCATATTACCTATTACAACAGACGAAATTAGACTTTTAAAATTAAGATTCAATCAGGATGGTACTTATAAAGATTCTCTTCGATCTATAGGAAAAGAATATGGAGTTACCGGAGAAAGAATAAGGCAGAGAATAGAAAAAGCATTAAGAAAACTACGACAACCATCCAGAAGTGAAGATTTAATAGGGTTTTTAAATAAAGAAAAGGAGTGTTGATGTCTAATGAAATGAGCCTATTAAGCATTGTCGCAGAGGCAGAAGAGCAACTTTATAAGAACATGGGGTCTCAACCTTCCATAGACGATTTGGCTAGATATATATGGACATCCAAGAGAGAGCTGCAGATATTTCTTATGAGATATAAAGATGAGGCCCCTCTAAAGGATATAGGCTTGGCATTTGATATAGGTCCAGACAGAGTTACTCAATTGCTGCATAAATTTTCACATAACTTATTGCAATTTTGTTGCAGAATAAAAAATGATGTTGTGGAAAAAAAATATATTCCTTTGGGTGGGATAGACGGCCCATTAGATACAAAAGAACATCTCCTGGAGAGAAAAATAAAAAGTTTCACCGAAAGAGTTTCAAAGCTTAGGGCTTTGTTAGTAAAGATGGAAGAAAAAAACTACAAACTGCATGTGGAATTATCAGATTCAACAGAAGAATTTAATGAGCTTAGCTCTGAATTGATTACCATAAAGAATTGTTTTTCTCGTTTGTTTGAAAAAAAAGAAGATGCGAATGTTTCTATTTTTGATAAAGAAATAGATGAATGCGAATTCACAACCAGAGTAAAAAATGGTTTGCGTGGTGAACAAGTAGGAACAGTAGGTCAGTTAGTTAAAGTAAAAGAGAAGGATCTATTTAAGATTCCCGGCATAGGAAAGAAGTATGTAAGGCAAATAAAAGCATTTTTAAATAAAAATGATCTTAAATTAGGAATGGATATGGAAGATGGAAGAGCAGATGAAGAATGAGATTAAGAAGAAGCATTTTCATATAGATTCTATGAAATTTAAACACATAGAATGGGACGAAGAAGACTGGGGTATTAGTTTAAAGATATCTGAAAAAGAAGACGTTAATAATATAACAATTCCTATATTGTCAGAGCTGAATTATGCTATGTCAAGATTAGAGGATCTTTATAAATTTCTTGGGGAAGTCATAGATAGAAAAACCGGGAAATCTAATGGGGCGCAATTAAAACATTTTAGATGGTTAATTGAATCTATGTCGGACACAATTGATAAAGCTTACCAAATCCCCAGCAAACAAGCCCTTATCAATACAATAAAAGAATGCCTTGACACCCTGGACTTGGTAGACGAAGAAAAAGAAAGATGGCAAAAGAGAGCATTTGCACTAGAAGATAAATATGAACCAGATGAAGATTATGAAGAGGATGAAGATGACTAAGGAAGAAAAGATTATAGCCCTACACCAAGAGCTAAATGAAGAATATGCAAAACTATCAGAAACATCCCTAAGTGATATTAGTGAATATGATGATGAAGACTGGAAGACATTGCGCATAGAGTGCGGAAGTGAAAAGGATATTATGCCAGCCTTTAAATGGGCCAACAGGACAATTACTGACCATTTCTCCGATAAGTTCACTAAGCCAGGAGTTTACGATATCCTTTTCTGTGTTAGCTATCGTGGAGAGTTTGATAACTCAGAAGAAGCTAATCAAAATAGAGCTAAGATAAAGGCTGCTCAGGAACTGATTAGCAACAAAGCCAAAGTTGAAATGGCAAAGATTGAGGCTGAATATTCAGAAGTGGAGCAACACTAATGCCTATCGACTTCCAAGAAAAGATATATCCTTGTTTTAAACGATTTATCGAATCGAAAGATAAGGAGAGCCTTGGAGTGGAGATAAAGAAAATCATTGAAGATACTCCAACTGCAGACAAAATAGAGTTTGTAGTTCAACTTAGATCTTTCCTTGCTATTATAACTGCCATTAATGAAGGCCAGAGTCTTGGTTCCGACCAGATGCAAGCACTATATAATGGCCCAATGATGACTATGATGACCATGGCGTTAGCACAACAGACTGAAGATGCATCCAAAGAAGAAAAAAAGGTAAAACCATAATGAATGAAATAAAAAATCAAAATGTAGATGGAATAATTAGGCTTCTACTTGGGATGGTAATCTTATATCAGTCTGACAAAGGGGAAGATTTAAATTTAGATAAATTAGCTAAAGAATTAGAAACCGCAACAGGGGACGGTTTTTTCGCTGACACTTTGAGGTCAAATATAGCACATGCGGTAAAATTGTGTCCTTATGAGGAGATGGTTGGTTTTTTTAATTTTAGAATAGAGCGCTAGAAAAATGGTAGCCTTAAAAGTACCAAAAATAAATCCTTTCCATATGAATCCAATTGAACATCTTGGATTTCCTAAAGATATATTGGAATTCTTGAAGAAGGCTAATATATTGCTTGTTGGAGACTTGCTTATACATAGAAAGCGGGAAGTACTTAGAATTCCAGGGATAGCAAAAACTAGATTTAAAAGAATTGAAATGATTCTAAGTGCGCACAAGTTAATGTTGTCAGAATCATATGAGAATGGCGCAGGAAGATTTGGGTACATACATCCAGAATATCATACGTGGGATCATTCTGTAACTATAGTATGGCCGCCAGATATTCCAGGACGGAAGAAAACTTTCAAGGAGATATATGTGGATTGTGTTGTAGAGGGGATAGTTAATTATGTATGAAGGTTGATATAGAACGAGAAACCTTAGTTGCAGAGCTTCAGGGAAGTCTACTAGAGTTCTGTAAAGTATTTTACCCTCTCCTCACTGGACGAGATTTTATTATATCTGTACCTATTGGGAGAGAACCACATGCGGTCACGATATCACGGGCTCTTACGAGAGCTGCCAGGCTTCAAATACCTTCGCAGAGACTTATTATCAACGTCCCACCCGGACATGGTAAGTCAACCTTCCTATGTATGTGGGTGGCTTGGACTCTTTCTAAGTATCCTGACTCTCGTTATCTTTATATCTCATATTCTAAATCATTGGCCGCCAAGCATACTGAGACTATTAAACGTATTATTGGCCTTCGTCATTACAAGTATCTATTCGATGTATCTATTCGATGGGATAGTAAGGCGAAGGAATTCTTCCAGACTACTCACGGGGGTTCTATTGCTGCTTTTGGTTCAGCTGGTGCTATCGTGGGACAGGATGGTGGCTTGCCTGGCTTAGACCGATTCTCTGGGGCCGTAATTATGGATGATAGTCATAAGATAGACGAGGCTCATTCAAATACAATTCGTGAAGGTGTTATTGAGAACTATCGTGAAACAATCCAGCAGCGTGCTCGCGGCGTTAATGTACCCTACATTTATATTGGTCAGCGTGTACATGAGGCTGACTTAGCCGCGTACCTTATTGATGGTAAGGATGGATACGAATGGGAGAAGGTTATATTACAAAGCATTGACTCACTTGGTAATGCATTATATCCAGAAGCTTTTCCATTAGAATCATTGCTCATCAAACAAGACAAAGACCCCTACGTTTTCGCAAGCCAGTTTCAACAGAATCCCATACCTGCCGGAGGTGGATTATTTAAACCAGATTGGTTCATTACCTTAGATGAAGAACCAGAGATGTTAATTACATTTATTACATGTGACACAGCCGAGACCGATAAAAATTGGAACGATTCTACGGTGTTCTCTTTTTGGGGAGTTTACCAGATAACTAATTTTGGAAAAGTATCAGGAGAACTTGGTCTTCATTGGCTCGACACGCTTGAAATCCGAGTTGAACCAAAGGACTTAAAAGATTCCTTTATAGATTTTTACACTGAGTGCACACGACACAGGATT